ACTCCAACAAGTACGCTTATGTGGACAATACACGCAACCAATAGCAAGCTTACGATTACCACTAGCTCCATCAGGCACATCAGGGTAACACTTATCAGGTGGATTATCTTGCTCCATAACTTTTTTAAGATATTCAATTCTTTCTTTAGCATTTATCATTTCCATTGAATGTACATGAGTTAAACATATCTCTCCATTCTGTTTATTTATAACAAGGAATGCTCCTGTATCTACATTATTACCTTCAGCATAAGCTGATATTTGTGCTATATATCCAAAGGGATCATCAGCATGGAGATTTCCTTTAGCAAATTTCTCAAAGCTTTTACCTGATGCACTCTTACAATCAACTAATACACCATCAATCATACAATCTTGGTGTCCTTTAATACCACCAACATCAATTTGTTTTTGTTGATCAGTTACTGTATGTCCTGCAACACGTGTGAAGAGAAGTAATACTTCCTCAAGAATATGTCCATATAAAAACTTAATACGTGTACTAGGTTCTAATGGTATTACATCTTTGTCTGAATTTTTATCATACCAAAGTTGTCTTGCAGGTCTACCTATAGAAGATAAACGTAAGTTACGTTTGACTGCAGGTTTTTCTTTAAAAAATTCAGTTACAGTTTCTTTTAAACCCTTCACAAATATATCTAAATTTTCTTCTAATTTTTTCTCATCTATTTTATTATCAATATTAGAATCAAATAAAGCATAAATATCTTTTACTAATGTATCTATTGTTTTCATAATATATAATGGAGAGACACTCGTTCAGTAGTATCTCTCCATCCTTTCATGGTTGGTTAAGAAGCGAAGGAGACTTCCTCATCAGCTTCGTTACTTACAAAGCCATCAGGAACTACTTCAAAAGCTTCATCTGCATCAGCGTCTACATTGTAAGGTACTAAATTAGTTACCTGTATAGCACGTAAATCAGCAGATACTCCAGAACGACCTTTGAACTCCCATTCATATGTACTATAAAGTACATTGACTTCTGAACCATTACCAATTAATGTATTGATCATGGTACGTTTTTGTGCATCCTTAACTTCAGGTGCTTTATTCATGCCACCATCTTTACGTCTAACTTTACGTTTAACAGTAACAAAATCTCCACGATCATCTCCTTTATTCTTAATTTCTAGACCATCAGTCTTAGCAACCTCAAGATTTTTCTTATCAAGATTACCCACGTCTATTGACCATACTCCATCTGAATCAAATGTAGTATTTGGGCTGACGATTGATGCCCAGTATGCACTTCCTTTTATTACACTCATTGGTGTACTCCTTTTCTAGTTATTAATAAGATAATTATGACACATCTAGTTAGAAATGTCAACACTTTTTTTCCATATAAAAGTATTTTTTAATTCTAATATCTTGGACATCTCCATCCTAGATATTAAATCTTTTTTACCCTGATATAATCTACCCCAAACTTTGTATTCAGCATCCTTATAACTAGAAACTCTATCATTTCTATCAACAAGTTTATGTGCTAAGTCTACTAGTTCTTGTGTCTCACAAAATACAAAATCTTTTATTCTTTCAAACACTATATAATCAGCACTACCATAGAGCCAACCTTTATCACCCATAGTATTTAAAAATTCTACAACAATCCAAGTATCATCAGGTACTCTACTTTTATTCCCTGTCCTTATAGCTTTTACATCTACACTAAACTCCTTTCCATCTTTTTGTAGCACTAAATCTATATGCTGTTTTATATTTTGTTCTTCTGAAGCAATCCATATATTATAATCTCTCTTCTTTGCTTCCCTAACAAAATGATTTTCTACTGCTATACCACGCTTGATATAATCAGCATGATCTTTTCTTCCTTTAAATTCCTGTACTTCCATTTAATTCTCCTTTCGAATATTTAGTAGCTCTTTCAAGACGTTCTACACTATCTCCTATTTTTCCTAATCCTGTATTACAACTATTACATAGATAACCTCGTACTTTTCCTGTTACATGGTTGTGGTCTAACACAAAAGGTTTTTTTAATACTCCTTCATATACATTATAATCTTTGTCAACTATTGCATAAGAATTTAAAAGTGTATCAGCATCTTTCCTACAAATAGGACATTTATAATTTTTATCTTTAGGATAAGGAAATTTCATTCTAGCTTTTTTTCCTTCTTTAGCTTC